CTGACCCTGGGGAAGTCTCCGGATGTGGCCGATCCTGCAACTCAGGACCTGGAGCAGTTGCAGCGGGAGAAGCTGCAGGGGGAGGTTGCCCGGCTCAAGAAGCAGTTGGACAAAATGGGGTTTGAGATGGAGCGGGACCAGGGGAAGTATATGCTCCGGTCTGACTTGCACAGGGAGCTCGCCGGGCGGTGGCTGGTCATGGATCAGGCAATGACCAATTTTTTCCGGTCAAAGGCTTCGAGGTTGGTGTCTGTTGTTCATGGTGATCCCGAGCGTATCCCGGATTTTCTGGAATCTGTACTCTCAAGGATGCGCAAGGAGTTGAACGAGTTCGCAAATACCCAAAAGTTTCAGGTGATTTTTGTGGACGATAAGGAGGACGATACTGCCGATGCGTAGGCGTACCGTCACATATAGCGTGCCCCGCTCTGTACTTTCGTCCATGCCGCCTGCGCTGGCTGCTGCCATTGGCGTTGTTGGTTCCGGTTTTTCAACATCTTTTGAGGATGGATCGTGTGCGCTGGACAATGCAAAGGTGTGTGATTTTGAAGTGAATCTTTCCACATCCGAGCGCAGGGTCATCCGTAAGCCGGCACGGATTCCGGTATCGGAATGGGCTGAAAAATATCGCGTAGTCACAAAATCAGCCCTGCCCGGTCCGTGGCGCAACGAAACCACGCCGTATCTGATCGGGATAATGGATGCGTCTGTTGTCTCCTGTGTGGAGACGGTCATTGTGGTCAAGCCTCCGCAAGTTGGCGGTACAGAGATCATCCATAATTTTGTCGGTCGGAACATCGATGTGGACCCGGGTGATGCCCTGTATGTTTTTCCTGATGATAATCTTGCTCGGGAAAACTCAAAAGATCGTATCCTGCCTATGATTGAATCCTCATCCAGGCTCCGGTGCTATATGACGGGCAAGGATGATGACGTATCAACAACGCGGATCAATCTGCGCCATATGACCATCTATACGGCCAGCGCCAGATCCCCATCACAGCTAGCCAATAAGCCGATTAAATACATCCTGTTCGATGAGGTGGATAAGTATCCCAAGACGACGGGCAAGCGGGAAACAGATCCCATATCTCTGGGTCGCAAACGAGCTACGACCTTTGGCTATGGACGGAAGATATGGGAACTATCCTCTCCGACCATAGAACAGGGGCCAGTCTGGAGGGCATACCAGGACGAAGCGCAGGTACGGTTTGTCTATCTGGTCAAGTGCCCCCTGTGCGGCAAGCTGCAGGCCATGACGACAAAACAGGTCAAGTGGGACGGCGGGAGTGAGGCTGATCCGGAAACCGTCGAGGCAACCAATGCGGCATGGTACGAATGCATAGAATGTCACGGCAAATGGGATGACAACCTCAGAAACGATGCCACAGCATCCGGGCATTGGGTGGCTGAAGATTCTGGTGAAGAACTGTTTGCCGCTCTCGCATCACGGAGGCCCAAGAAAATAGGGTTTCATCTGAATGCCCTTATCTCCGTGTTTGTACGCATCTCCGAATATGCCGCCGCATTTCTCAAGGGGATGCGCGACAAGACAAAGATGAAGGATTTTCGGAACGGGTTTGAGGCTCTCCCCTGGGTGGATTATGGCGTATCCAGGGAAGAAGATGCAATCCTCGCTCTCAACGATGACCGCCCGCCCATGCTTGTTTCGGATGATGCCGATGTATTGCTGGCCACCATCGATTCTCAGGATAATGGATTCTGGTACGAGGTCCGCGCCGTCAAGTGTGGGCCAGCACTGGATTCGTGGGGCATTGCCGAGGGGTTTGTGGATTCGTTCGAGGGCCTGGATAAGGTGTTGTTTGCAGACCGATATGCCAAGGCTGATGGTCAGGAGTTGCCTATATGGAAGGGGATGATTGATTCCCAGGGGCATAGAACATCCGAAGTATACGAATGGTGCAGCAAACACCGGCAGATCCTGCCCATTAAAGGTGAACAGACAATCAAGGGAGCACCCGTACCGCCGCCGACCATTCTGGAGCGATATCCAAATACAAAACGGCCTATCCCCGGAGGACTTATGCTCTACAGAATAGACACCAATTTTTTTAAAGACATGCTTGCGGGAAAGTTGGAGATCAATCCAGCAGACCCTGGGGCCTGGCACATGCATTCCGGATTCCCTAAGAGCCATGCCAGGCATTTCACCAGCGAATATATCAACGACCAGACCGGATTTTGGGACTGCCCGCCAGGCAAGCCCAACCATCTATGGGATTGTGCAGTGTATTTCCTTGCTCTGTGTTGGTTCTTTGGGCTGCGCAAGGAGATCCGGAAGACCGTGAAGCGTCTCAAATCAAAGCCAAAAACTACCAACCCATACACGGGCGGGGCCAGCATGTTTGCAGGAGGGAGATAATGAGTCAGGGCCAGATCATCGCAACAGTGGCCGCTGCCATCGAAATGGCAGGGCAGGGGGTGGACTACACCCCAAAGAGCGGGGCCGTCTGCCCCTGGTGCGGCAAGGACAGGATCCCCGTGTACTGCACCAAGCCCTGGTCCGGGGATGTGCGGATCAGGTATCATCATTGTAATAATCCGGAATGTATATTGTATCGGCTGAATACCGGGATTAAATCTTTGCAGGAGAACCATTAAGGTGGTATTGTCGTTGGCAAGCGTAACGTTAAGTACAGGTTGAATTGATTGGAATCTAATCGACAGAGGGAAAACGATGAAGGTAATAAGTGTGGTTAAGGGTGCATGGGGTTGTGGTAAAAAAGAGGCTCTTGAGATCCTAGACTATCAGGGGGCCACAGAATTTGCGGATAAAACAGTTAAGAGGGTTGGGGTGCTTAGAGACGGATCTCTGAATAAAGACGTGTGGAAGATCGTAGACGAAGAGGTTTATTTTGTTGATGATGGTCCCCGTCCCGTTTTTATGTCGAAAGCTCCAGGCGGGATGGTTAAGAAAAAGTTTTAGGACTTTCTCATCTGGGAATATTTTTTTATTGACAACCCGTCGTTTATCGGTAAATCTGGAACTCCAAACTAGAGAGGCGCCCCTCTGTGCCTTAAAATATTCAGAGGATTTTTTATATCTGACCGCGAATTTTTGCACGGATCAATCCGCGCATTAAATAAGACGGCCAAAGTGTCCCGGATACCGCAAGGCCCGGGGAGCCCCTCTAGGCTTGGAATCACTTTGGCCGTCTTTTTTTATGGGATTTCAGCGGCCACCATTCCAAATTAGAGGAGAGTTTATCGTGAAAAGTATGGCTGATCATGCGGGAAGTGAAAAGATTGTCACGTTTGCGGCGTTTGTTTCCAGTGCGTTTTCCCCTTTGGCTGCGGTTGTTTCCGGGCTTCGGGCTGATCCTGCGGCAGATAACGAGAAGGTGGCAGCCCTTGAGGGCTCGCTGTTGTTTGCAAGGATGCGCATGGAACAGATGACAACGGTATTGAACGGCGGGTATCTGCTCAAGTTGGCGCACGGGGTATATGCGGAATCTATCCCGGATGCGGCCTTGTCTATAAAGGATATGGAGGACGAGCAATGCAAGTAAATCCGTCCAGTCGTTCCGAAGATACGGTTGAGGACTATGTGGGCCGTGCGCTGTCCGCATCTCTAGGAATTATGGATATGTCCGCCCAGCTTGGAATACGCGACGAACGCATATCCGAGGTGCTGGAATCGTCTATCATTTCCGCAAAAAAACGGCTGATGGCCATGGCCATACTTATGGATCAGGCAGGAATCAGCATTGTCATGGAGAACGCGACGTGGATTGAGTCCGAACCTGTAGCGATAAGCAAAGGGGAATGTGTATGAACGAGATAACAAATTACGCTTTTGAAGATAGTCTGGTGCGGGTGCACAAAGATGAAAACGGAGAGCCTTGGTTTGTAGCAAAGGATGTCTGCGGGGTTTTGGATATTTCAAAGTATCGAGATGCAATTTCAAGGCTTGATGATGACGAAAGGGGGTCGCTACTAGTGGACACCCTTGGAGGCCAACAGAGCATGGCATCTATTTCCGAATCCGGCCTCTACTCCCTAATTTTCACCAGCCGCAAACCCGAGGCCAAGTCTTTTAGAAAGTGGGTAACATCGGAAGTCCTCCCCGCCATCCGCAAAACCGGCAAATACGAGGTCAAGCGTCCGGCATCCCCTATGGACGAAGACCCAACCAAACGGGCATCCTATCGGGTGAAACAGGCCCAGCGGTCCGGCATTATGTCCAACGCTGTGCAGATTGCCAAAATGGAAGGCTCTCAGGACAGGGCGGATGTGTTTGCCCTGTACGAACAGCTCTGTGCGGCAGTCGCAGGCCCCGAACTCGCATCATCCGCTGATTTGGCAGAAGCAGAAGGTCTGGCCAAGGAGTTTGTCGATCAGTGGATGATCATCACCAAGGGCGACGGTCCCACCGCCAGGACCACGGGCGCCCGAATCTATGCCATGTTCCGCGTATGGTGTGAAGAACGCATGGGCATATTTCCGGGAAAGATCATATCCCACACCCGTTTTGGTCTGGCAATAAAAACAATCCCAGGCGTTGAGCGCGTGCCTCCCCTCAACTATGTGTATTATAATATGGTGTCACACAAGAGATCTGCACCGCAGGAAAACGTGACAACGCAATAAATGATACAAACCCGCCCCTGACCCCGGCGGGTTTTTTTGTGTCTAATAAGTAAATATTAAAAAAATATTAAAAAAGTATTGACATTATCAGAAAACGGACTATCTATCTAATCAAGGGCAGGGGGAAAGAGCCCGGGACCATCCAGCCAGGGAGCAGAAAAATGAAGAATCTCACAGGACACGCGGCTATCGAAGCCGTAGAAAACGACGACAACCTCCAGCTAAACCACTACACCACTCCTATAGACGAGGCCGCCGAAGACATCACAGTCGAAAAGGCGGAAGAGATTGCAGCCGAAGATCCCAACTTGATATTTGCCACCAGGCGCGGCGAGTCTGTCTGGTAGCACCATCCGCCCCCGGCCATGGCGTAAAACTGGCCGCCGAACCTCAACAATAAGGAGCATGTCATGATCCGTAATATCAATTCATCTTTTGGCGACCCGGTCAATTTTGAAAATGTTGCAGAAATGGAAGAGTGTATCCTCCGGTGTGATTACGAACTCCCAGCCGACGGGCTCAAGGAGGGGCGTGATTATGAGACTATCCCCGTATCGCTATATGACATCGCAGATGGCATCTGGGACGCCATGGAACCCGCCGAAATTATGGCATACACCGCCGACCTGGTACAGGACTACGCAAAGTTTGGTCTGGATATAGACATTGATCTTTCCCAGGCAGAAGAAATCTTGCAGCGCCTGCAGGCCATGGCCAGCCGTGTTTTGGATGGCGAGATGCCGGGGACACAGGACTGGTACGAAAATGTTGAAAAGCCCCTTGAGGACGATGCCACATATATGAATGTCAAGACCGGATCGGTCGGTCAACGATGCGAGTGGTGGTATAAAGATGAAAACGGCGTCAGTGTTAATGCTGTTGATCGTGGCGAAGTGATTGAGGTGGAGTGGAACGCTCAAGAAGAAAACTGGAAGGAGGTTGAGTAGTGGCAAAGACAAAAACAACCGTTTCGTTCTCCCTCCCCATCCGGCTCCTGGAGCTGCTGGATGCCGAGGCGGAAAAGAGGAAGATGTCCAGGTCGAAGTTGATGGCGCTGGCCATCATGGATGAGTTGGAGTTGCACATGGAGTTGCGGATTGAGATTGCGATGTGAAGGAGGGGTAAAATTTATAATGGATTCATTGTTAAAAATAATATCGTCACATATGAATATGGTCCAGAAAAAAGTCAATCAGCTGCGTATGATAAGGACCGACCTGCCCGAAGCCACGATAGTTGACGAACTCCTAACCGCATCCAGGTCAGAGCCGTTCTCGATTGAGGAATATTTAAACACCTGCATTGAGTTGGCGGCTGAGGGGGAACCAATGCCGTGGGAAAAGAAAGTGATAGATAAAAAACCCAAAGATATGATGGAGTTTGGCGGTGAAGAGACGGGATGGGATCGCTGGGTAAGATCTTTTGACGTAATTTCCTGTGACCCGTTACAAAACGCAGGATCTGCTGGAGATGTATTGACAATGGATACATTCTCCCTTGCACAGCAGCGCATAAAACCACGGTCTCCATATCGTCAGCAGATAGAATCGTTGTCTGAGTCTGAATGCCCGTCCAGGTTTCCAAAATCTAAAAAGGCCAGGAATATGAAAGTTTTGCATATAGGCGGTACGAAATCCGGCGAGAAAATCGAAATTGGCAACAATCGGGGATGGGTTGAATACCCAGCTGTCGTCACTAAGTCCCGGCCCAGATCCTTGATGGAAGATGAATTTGTTCCGATTGAAAATAAATCAGCAGAAATATATCGGATTGAGCAAATAAGTTCTGCAAATTGTACGTTTTTCGTTGCTGTCCTAGAGACGCTGACAATGGATAAAGCGGTTGAAATGCTGTGCGGGAATATGACCGTACATGCCTAGAAGGACGTGGTACGGAAATCTATAGTTCCCAAAACTGGAACCACCCACAAACCCGATACAATAGAGGCTTACTAATGATCAATTATAAAACGATGATGCAATATCGTCTTGTTGTTAAAATGCGTGACGACGGCATGAGCTATTCCGAGATTGCTAAAAGGATACCAAATAGCAAAACCGGGAAAATGGGAATTAGCGTTTCGCGTACCAGACAAATTATTGCGGATGGTGCGCGGATATTTTACGATTGTGATCAGGATGAACTTGCTAGCATCCCCCCTGTTAACGTGTTGAATAACATTTCAAAGCTTATTGATGGAGAGTTTAATTGGCGGAAGACATCCGGTGCTGATCTTAAAAAAAAGGTTAAAGAATTAATCACCAATAAAAAACAATCATTGCTTGAATTGAAAGGCCTTGGAGAAAAATACTTTATTACGTTGTGTGAGTGGGTGGGGTGTGATCCAAACGCCCCAGTAGCTGTGAATGTTGACGATACGAAGATTATTATCGAAACGCCACTCAAAACGTCCGGATTAAAAAAAGTTATTTTTAATGGTGTAGAGTATAGCCTTGAGCGGTGTTCGTCTTTTATTTTTTCAGTCCTGCCTGGAGAGAAACCGAAGATTAATATCCAGTATCTCCCACAGAGAAAATAGACGCAGTTAACGGTCGTCACCCCCAAACCCGCCCCCCAACCCCGGCGGGTTTTTTTGTGTCTGTCAAATAGTATTATACTATAGCTAGTACTCCCGCCCTTGATTTTGTTTTGCGATTATGTCCAACCATTGTGTGAAAAGGATGTAAAACACACATTGGGGAGATAATGGCCACACTCGCAGAGCTGCAAGCTACCCTCACAAAGTACGAAACCGCACGTGATGCCGTGTTAGTCTCGGGTCAGAAATACGAGATTGATGGCGGCATGTCATATACTCGGGCTGATCTGCCCGTTCTTGAAGCACAAATCACACGATTAGAGAATAAGATTGCTATGGCCCAAAGCTCTGGGCGTCTCAAGTCTGCCTCTGCTGTTTTTGGGGGTCGTAGATGAGCCGAAACCTTGACCTTTGGACCCGCATCTGTGCGCGCACTATGGGCCTCATTGCCCCTGGTGCTGCTATGCGTTGGGCCGGGAACCGTCAGCGGATGCTTTCTTACGTGTCCGCTAACCGGTCCGGGCATAATGCGCGGTGGTTGCCCAGGCGTAAGTCTGCCGATGCTATTTTGCGCAAGGACAATAGTTTGCTTGTTGCCCGGGCTCGGGATCTGGTCCGGAACAATACGTATGTAGACGGGGCTCTGGATAAGATCGTTGCTAATGTTATCCATCTGGGCATCCGTCCGCAATTTGTCCATGCCCGTACCGGCGAACCCCTGAACGGCCTGGAAAAGAAATGGAAGACCTGGGCTGAGAAGATCGGGTTTACCGAATTACAGGGGCTGGTCCTGCGTCACTGGTGGATCGATGGCGAAGTGCTGGCCCATGATTGGCTCGATGCTGACTGGCTGGCAGATGATGTCTGTCCCTTGCGTCTCACCCTGCACGAATCTGACATTTTAAACGAAACCATTGACGGCTGGATCTCCGATACCCAGTACGCCAAACGCGGGGTTGTCTTTAATCTTAAAGGCGATCCCACCGAGTACAAGTGCTATACCGCCCACCCCGGCGATTATCTGCCCGGGCAGCTGGACACCATCACCTATCCTGCATCCCACATGCTCCATTTTTTCACGGCCAAGCGTGCATCACAAACACGCGGTGTTTCCCGTCTTGCCGCACTCATCGAAGAAATCCACGACCTGGGAGAGTACCAGAGTTCCGAGCGCATTGCCGCACGGCTGGCCTCGGCGTTTGGAATTTTCGTTAAGTCTTCAGAGTATGGGGGCATGGCCGTTAATCCCGTGGGCGGTGTTGATAATGGGGCTGGTGGTGCCGTTCCGGATTCCGAGCTGGGCGATTATATCGAGCCCGGACGTATCCAGATGCTCCCCCAGGGGACAGAAATCCAGGTAGCCAAAAGCGACCGTCCGGGGTCCACGTATGAACCATACGTCAAAAACTCTCTCAAGGGCCAGTCCGTCGGGTTCGGCCTTCGTTACGGCAATTTTTCCCACGATTACACCGAATCATCCTACTCATCCGAACGCTCGGCATCTCTGGACGAACGTCGGGGATGGACGGGTCAGCAGGATCTTATCAATAGAAAATTGAACACCCCCATTGCCAAGAAATGGCTGGCCGTCATGTTTGCCGTGGGCTTGTCCGACGACCTGCGCCCTGAAGATGTGGCCGTAAGCTGGCAGAATCCCGGATGGACATGGGTTGACCCAACCAAGGACTCCAAGGCGTCAGTCACCGAGCTGGACATGGGTGTCACCACCCGCCGCAAAATCTGCGCGGCCAAGGGTGAGGACTACGACGAAATCAGAGATCAACTGCTCCGCGAAGAACGGGAGCTTAAAGAACTGCGGGAGATACGCAATGACGCTGAAAACACAAACTAGGCCCACGCGGGTATGTCTTGCCGCTCCGGGATCTCCTGGAGCCACTGAGGCCAAACAGGATTTTTTGTCCCGCTGCGCCCAGGCCAAGACCGCTGACGGCATGAGCGAGACGCAGGCCATGTCTGCCTGTGCCGGGGCCTGGAACAATGCACGGCTGGCTGAATTTATTGACAACAACCGGGTGCGGTTGTCCGGGGACACCAAAGTCACCCTGGAGGCCGCAACCGAGGGCAAGCCCCGCCGGTTTTCCATGCTCGGGTATACGGGCAAGGTGATTGACTGGGGATACTGGGGTAAATTTGTTATTGATCTTGCGGGCATCAAAGCGGCCAAGGAGACCATGCCCGCCCTGCGTCAGCACGATGTTTCCCGCATTGTTGGGACCATCGACACCACCGAGGCATCGGATACCGGGTTCATGGCCACGGGGAATTTCTCCACCGCCACGGCAGAAGGCCGCGAAGTGCTGGCCCTCGCTGACGAGGGGTTCCCATGGCAGGCGTCCATCGGGGTGCAGGCCAAAAAGATTTTGGAGATCGCCCAGGGATCAACCCATGAGGTTAATGGCCAGACCGTGGAAGGCCCTATATCTGTTTGGATGGAGTCCGAAGTCTTTGAAGTATCGTTTGTACCGTTTGGGGCAGACGACGACACAGCCGCAGTCTCCATGGAGAGACCGGCAGAACAACCCGCCCCCAACGGGCAGGAGGTAGAACTCATGAACAAGAAACTCAGAGCACTGCTCGAACGTCTGGGCCTCTCTGCCCAGGCTACTGATGTTGAAGCCCAGGCATTTTTTGACGGCCTGGACGCTACTACCATTTCCCTGGCTATGCAGGAATCCAAGGCCCCTGCAGCTCCCGCACCGGCAAAGACCGAACCCGTACAGGCCGAACTCTCAGCCGCCCAGGTCATGGACCTGCAGAGCCGTGGTGCAGCCTTGGGCCTCGCCGCTGAAAAAGTCACCGGATGTATCCGCGACAACGTGAAACTCTCCGCAGCCCAGGTGACAGAGAAAATGGTCGAGCTGGCTATGGCCGACAATCCCCCATCCACTCCTGCATCCGTAATGGGTGGTCGGACCGAGATGGAAAAATTCAACACTGCCGCCGAACATGCCCTTTCCATGCGTTGCGGCATCAAGCTGGAAAAGGTGGAGCCCGGTGCCAACGACCTGCGCGGGATGACCCTGCGGGAACTCTCCCGTGAATATCTCCAGCGTATGGGTATCAACACCCATGGCATGTCCAACATGACCCTTGCCGGGTCTGCTCTGGGCACCGTTCGTCTGGCATCTACCAGCGATTTCCCGAATATCCTCGCCAATGTTGCCAACAAGGTGGCTATGGATGCGTACCAGGAAGCCCCGTCTACGTGGCAGGCATGGTGCGCTACAAGCTCGGCCAATGATTTCAAGTCTGCAGACCGTGTCCAGCTTTCCGAAGCCCCGGCATTGTCCCTGATCAATGAAGACGGCGAATATACTCACGGGAAATTCTCCGAGTTCAAGGAAACCAACCAGCTGAAAACCTACGGCAAGGCGTTCCGTCTTACCAGGCAGGCGATCATCAACGACGATCTGGGCATGCTGACCCGCATCCCCCGCGCCTTTGGTGCTGCTGCAACCCGCCGCATCAATGATCTGGTCTATGCCGTACTCACCAGCAACCAGACCATGGCCTATGATGATGTTGCGTTGTTCCATTCCGACCATGGCAACCTTCCCAGCGCAGCGGCTCTGTCCGCATCGTCCCTGGGTATTGCCCGTGCTGCAATGCGCATCCAGAAAGGTCCCGGTGGTGCGACTCTGAATATCTCGCCTTCGTATCTGCTTGTGCCTGCTGCCCTGGAGACAACCGCAGAAGTGATCCTGCGTTCCGCCTCTCTGCCTGATGCTGACAAGTCCTCCGGAGTATACAATCCCTGGAAGAATGCGTTGACCCCTGTTGTCGAAGCCCGTCTGGACGCACTGAACCCCAAGAGCTGGTATCTCGCAGCGTCTGCCTCTCAGGTGGACACCGTTGAAGTCCTGTTTCTGGACGGCATCCAGGCCCCTGTCATTGAGGAAACCGAATCCATGAACGTGGATGGCCGTGAATACCTGGTCCGTCTTGATGTCGGTGTCCGTGCCCTGGATCATCGCGGGATGCTCAAGAACGTAGGCGCATAACCCAACCAGCAACCAGCCCGGATCTTGATCCGGGCTGATCCATAAAAGGAGTATCGATCATGGCTACAAATTTTATCCAGGAAGGCAAGCGTCTTGATTATGTCGCATCTGCCGATATCGAATCCGGGGATGTGGTTGTCCTCGGCACCAGGTGCGCAATCGCTACAGTGGATATCGACAACGGCGACACCGGAACAGTTGCCCTTGAAGGCGTGTGGGAAGTTCCGTGCAAGTCTTCGGATGTTATTGCGTTGTTTGACGCGCTGTACTGGGACGCGACCGAAGAAGAACTGACCAAAACTGCGACAGCAAATACGTACTTTGGCATGGCCGTTTCAGCCGCCGGAAACACCGTTGTGACAGTCAACGCCAAAATCTGCGCCCCTGCACAGACCTCCCCCGGCGCTGCGTTTTATGTTGTGGCCGCCGGTGAATTTACCACTGTCGGCGGGGATACTGCCGAGGCAATCACCGTGACCGGTGCGTTGGCTACAGATTTGGCTGTTGTCACCCTGCACACGGCTGGATCATCGGCCACGACCATAGTCACCGCATCCGCTGCCGCCGATGTTGTCAACGTCGTGTTTGCTGGCGATCCGTCAGACGATCACGTTGTGACGTATCTCGTTTTGAGAGCAGTTTAATCTACCAACCCTCCCTCCTTGCTATGCCCGGTCGCTCGTATAGGGCCGGGTAAATAAAAAATATGAGAGATTGGATGCAACATAATTTCAACCCACTGCATATATATTGCCGCCTGATGGACGTTGGCGTGCCTCATGCGCTGGCGTACCGGATCGCCGGGTGGTGGGGCAATGTGTATGACCTGTTGTTTTGGAGACGCAATTAAATGTCAGAAAACGGGCCATTGTGGGAAGCGTTGAACGATATCCGCGAGCGCATTGCACGCATGGAAACATCTCTGGCATCGTATACGGGACAGATATCCGAGCGGTGCGAGCGCAGGGCGGATAGGTTGAAATCTGTCGAGGCCCGGCTTGCAGAGTTGGAAAAAAGAGTATGGCTGATGATCGGGGCCGCGTCTGTGATTTCGTCATTGAGCACGGCAGTATTGACGGTATTGATGCAGCATATGGGTGTGTGAGGATTGATTGATGGCAGATTTTCTACCAGCTTTTGAGAAGATGATTATTGCCGAGGGTGGCTACAAGCTGCACGAGGTCGCACTGGACCACGGAGGCAGAACCTTTGCCGGTATCGCGTCTCGATACCATGCTGATTGGCCGGGGTGGGAATATGTAAATGCTGGTGATTTTGACAATCCGATCCTGATTGCACTTGTTCGGGAATTTTATGTGGATGAATTTTGGGCCGTTATCCATGGTGAAGAGCTACTGGAACAATGGGTCGCAGAATCTATTTTTGATTTCGCCGTGAATGCGGGAGCGAAGACTGCAATTAAGCTGGCCCAGGTCGTAGCCCGTACAGCCCCTGACGGCATTGTTGGCAGCAAAACCGTGTTGGCAATCAATGCCCTCAAGGCTGATGATTTTGTGATCCGGTATGCGCTGGCGAAGATCGCGCGGTATGCGAGGATATGCAATCGTGACAAGGGTCAGAGCAAGTTTTTGCTGGGGTGGATCAATAGGACGCTGGAAAACGCGGAGGCGTATTAAATGGATTGGATACTACAAAACTGGACTTTAATTGTGTTGGGGTTACTTATAATCGACAAAATTGTCACTGTGACTCCATGTAAATGGGATGATTTGATTTTTACCTCAATCAAGCAGGCGTTGCTTTCCGTGACAGGAAAGAAATTGCCAGTTGTATTTTTGGCCTTTGGCGTAGCTGCCCAGATGCTGATTTGTTTCCCTGGGTGCGCAGTCAAAACCATTGCGGATCTATCGCCGCGTGATCAGGCCATCGCAACGGTGGATCTATTAATTGATGAATACGTTGATCTGCACGAAGCATATGTTGTGGTGTTGCCATCGCTAACAGATAGCCAGCAATCATGGTGCAAAGCAACATTGGCTCCGGTGATGAACATTGCAAAACGGTCCATCAAGTTGGCATCGGACGCGGCCATTATCTGGAAAATCTCTGATGCAACCAACGCAACAACCCAGAGCGAGGCATATAGCGCAGCACTAGCCGAGGCACGTAGTGCGCTGGATGATGCAATCTCTCTATATACAGTCATCAGTGGGGGTAAATAACATGAGCATGGTCGACAAAGAAACCGCCGATGCCGCAGGTGGATTGGTTGCCGCCGTGGTGTTTGCTGCTGGCGCAACAACCCTGTCCCCCATTGTGGGCGTGCTTGTCCCGCTGGCCCTGAGATTGGCGGATAGGCTGTGTGATGCCGGGTATGAAGTTCTTGACGTTGAAACTCTCCGCGCCAAGGCCCAGGCCATGGCTGATCTGTCGGATCTGGAAACCGAGGAATAGTCATGGCCGATATCGCCGATCTCGCCCAGATCCGAGAGCTGGATTTTCTGCAGGACAGCCTGTCAGCCGTGCATTCCTACGCTGACTGCGAGCTTGTCAGTTTGACCTATTGCGAGATCTGCGGGGAACCCATCCCCGAGGCCCGGCGGATAGCAATTCCAGGAGTACAAACGTGCGTAAATTGTCAGGAGCGTTTTGAATAATGGATGCAACCATCTCCGCTGATATCGTCGCCATTCTTGAGGATGCCTATTCTACGTTCGGAGTTGCGGCCACTTATGCTGGTGTCTCTGTTACCATGCGTGCGGTATCGTCCGGGCACAGGTCCGAGCATACGCCGTCTATCGTGCTGTCGGATCGGTCGATGAAGGTGCGCCGGTCAGAGGTTACGCGTCCGGTTTCTGGGGATGTAGTGGTTATTGAGGGCACGTCCTATATTGTCACGGATGAACCAAGCGGGACGCCGTGGGAATGGACCGTTGATCTGGCGGAGGCCGCAGCATGATCACTGTTGAGATGGATAAAGCACAGCTCGCAAAGGTTGAGTTTATGCTGGCCGGGATTGAGGGTGGGACGGCAAAAGTGCTCATGAGGGCGATCAATAATACCTTGTCTGGGGTGCAGACCGATCTCAATAAAGAAACACGTAAAATTTTGAACATTACGGCATCTCGGATCAAGAAGGATGTTACGATCAGTAAAGCCACGTCAACCCGATTATGTGCACAAGTAAGTTCTGCCGGTCGGCCTGTCGGACTCACAAATTTTACCGGGACAAAGCAGAGGGCAAAAGGCGTGTCCGTGTCTGTCAGAAAAGATACGCCACGTTCGATCATCCGGGGCGCATTTATAGCCAAAGGGCTGAATGACAACGAGCACGTTTTCTGGCGAAAGTGGCACAGTTACAAAAACCCCGTCAACAGCAAGATAGTTTACGCAAAACTCCCGGCAAAATACAAGCTGCCGATCAAGACACTGTACGGGCCGCGCATCCAAGATATCCAAGGTCAGACAGAAGTTATTGAGCCGGTTCAAGCCGCCGCAGGGGTCAGGCTCCGAACCCGCATAGATCATGAACTCACCTATTTTTTGAGGAAGTATAATGGCTGATTCAATACGAGAACTTATCATCCAAGATCTTGTTACCGAGTTAAAAAAGATTGTCAGATATGATGATGCAAACATAGTCCGTGGCAAAACCTTTTTCCGTACCGCTGAACTCCCCGGCTTGGCAATTTTTCCGGGCAAAGAGGAGTCTGTTAAAGCTTATGGGCAGCAGCGCAACACGATGCCGGTTGAGGTATCAGCCGCCGCCATATCAGGCACGACAAACTGCTCTGTATTGGCTGAAACGATTCAGGCCGAAATTGAAAAGTGTGTCATCGGTGGCATGTCTGGAAATTCGCGCATTGAGTCCTGCGCTTACACCGGGGGAGGAGTGGACGATTGGCCCGATGCAGGAGATCAGGCGATTACCGTGACGTGTGTGTTCTCCATAGTATATACAACAATTTTTGGTGATCCCTACAGTATTACATATACAGCACCCGTTGTCGTTGATGATGACGAAACATAACGCAATCCAAACAAAGGAGTAAATATTATGGCCACCGCAGAAAATGCCCTCATCGAATACGAATCCGGGCAGACGTTGAATGATTATGAGGCCCTGACTGATTCCGGGGATGCAACCAAGTTTACATCTTCTGAAGAGTTGTGGTCCGGCAAATCCGGCAAAACTCCCACCGTCCGGCCTAATGGCCTTGTGACTGGTGGCGTGATCTCCGTGGGCACTGGTAGCAACACCGTAAATGTTGCCGCCCTGACCTGTTATTTGGCTGGGGTACTCAAGACGGTATCTGCTTCAACAGGTGAGACAGTGACCCGTGGAACCTCCGCATTTTACGTGATCAATTCAATCACCGTCACCGCTGCCGGAGCTATTGCGGTAATTGCCGGGACAGAGGGTTCTGAGTTTTCGGCAACTCGCGGAGCTGCTGGCGGTGCTCCCTGGATTCCGTCCGGCTCCATCGAAATTGGACAGGTCAGGTTTACGACCGAAGCCGCCGCCGCTGTTACCGCCGCTGAGATCAAGCAAGTAGTTGGTACGCACCAGGAGCGATATGACTACCCATTGTGGGATGTAAATTATATCAATGTCACGGGTGGCTCTCTGGGTAATGCAGGTGTTGAATTTTACGCGGAAATGGACAAAATCCACTCTGACGATACCGGGACCACTACTGCAACAAAGAAGGTTTACGCCTCTTTCTATGCCCCTGAGTTTACCTCGCTGTCCAAGTCTTCGGACTTTGTACCTCCCGAGACTTCCCACAGTGTATCATCCACGCAGATTTACGGCACAACCATTGGTTCCAGTTCGTCCTCGTTGGGACAGGGTAGTTTTACGGCCTATCTGTCCAACGGCATTGATGATCCTCTGATCAAAGAGAAAAACCAAAATCTTTGGTTCAAGTTCAGGGCTGACCGCTTGGAGGAAAAGTACATCTACGCACAGGGCAAATTGGGCATTGGTCGCACATTCCCGGCTGATGACCAGATTCAGGCCGCCTGCACCCTGTCGGCAGAAACTGAGGCCGTCGAGGTTTACGCATAATGGGCTTTGATTCCAAGTCATTTTTAAAAGCCAAGTTCCAGGCGCGGACCACTCCGGTGGCCGTGCCGGATCTTGGAGCGTTTTTTGGTGAAGGGGAGAAGCCGGAATGGATCGTGCGCGGGTTGACGGGCAAAGAGCTGGGGCGTGCCAACGAAACCGCCGCAAAGAACGACACCATTTCGGCCATTGTCTCCGGGCTTGGGTCCGTGATCCCGTCCGAGATTGAGGGGACGCTCAAGGAGTTATTCAGCAAAGATACTCCGCAGGACGTGGCGAAAAGAATTGAGCTTTTGCAGATGGGGTCTGTTGACCCCGTATGTTCGCTTGATCTGGCGTTGAGGCTTTGCAAGAATTTTCCCGCTGAATTTTACATGATCACGAACAAGATCATCGAGTTGACGGGGAAAGGCTCACAAGCTGCTAAAAAAAAAGATTGATGAAGGATGAAACCGTCAAAGCGTCCCTGGCGCTGTGTAACAAAAATGGCCGGTTTCTTTTTGAAGTCCGGCCAGACATTTTCCCGGAAGGCTATTTGACGGATTTAGAGTTGGAGATGTGGGGCGATTACCTGAAGGAGTTACACCGTGGCTGATCTGCAAAAAACCATAGACATCATATTTCAGGGCTACGATAAGACCGGAACCGCTTTGTCATCCGTTGGAAGGAATATTACATCGGTGTCTGATAAAGTGGAGGCCATTGCGCAGCCGTTTGCCACCATTGCTGACTATGTGCTCAAGGCCGACACCGCGCTGACTGCCCTTGCGGGTGCAGGGCTTGTTTATGCATATAACAAATCCAAGGATTTCGAATCGGCCACTATTGATTTGCAGAAGGTGTTGTCTGACACCTCCGGTATGGAGAACGCCAAAGAGCAGGCACTTAACCTGTCAAATGAATATGGGATCGCAGCAACAGCCATTCTAGAATCTATGGCTGGGCTTAAACAAGCCGGATTTAACCTAGCTGATTCTATCACCTTGACAGAAAATGCTATGCAATTAACCATCGCCGGGGAAATTGATTCTGCTCAGGCGATGGATTTGCTTATTGCTACATTGAAAGGTTTTGATGCCCCTGCCTCAAAAGCGGTTGACCTGCTCGATTCGATGAACTCGGTGTCAACAGAATATGCAACCAACGTGCAGGAATTGGCTACGGGCATGGCTGAACTGTCGCCAATAGCAAAAACCATGGGTTTCTCCATGGAAGAAACGGAGGGGATATTAACCCCGGTGATTGAGGTCTTTCGGTCCGGGTCTGAAGCCGCGGTTGCTCTCAAAACTACATTACTCAAACTGGTAGATGATACCCCTGCCGTGACCAACGCGCTGGAAAGCCTGGGTGTGTCTCAAAAGGATTCTAACGGGCAATTTCGTACTGGAAAAGATATTCTATACGACGTTATGGAGGCGTTTTCCGGACTATCTGATAATCAAAAAGCATACACCGCTATGCAGCTAACCGGAATTAATCAATCCGGCAAAGCCATGACGGTTTTTGACAATCTGTCAAAAGTACTTGCGGTAACTCAAACAGCATATGGGAAAGCATATACAGCAATTGATGAAGTGAACTTAAAACTTGCATCATCTGAATATGCAGTTGATCGGTTTAGAAATGCTTGGGCGAACCTTGCAATTTACGTGGGGGATGGGTTTAGAGATGCTGCAACAGAGGCTATCAATGGCGGCACAGAGATTGAGATCGCACTGCAGAATGCTGTTAAAGATGGATCTTTTGACCCTCTCCTCAATGCGTTTGAAGGTCTGAGCACCGATATTGGAAATATTTTAAAAGACATAGCAAAGAACCTGCCCGAGGCGCTGGAGGGTGTTGATTATAGCGGCTTGGTTACTGCGCTCCACAATCTTGGGACGGAGTTAGTATCCTTTTTTAGCATGGATGGTACCGACCCCGAAAATTTACGCAGCGGGATTCAGGGCGTTGTTGATGTGCTCACTACGCTGACGAATATCACCTCGGGAATTGCAGCTGCATTTAAACCGTACATACAGGGAATGATTGATGCTGCCTCGGGGTCCGAAAGTTTGTCTGCAGAAACCGCTAAAGATTTCGGCGAGATAATAGGTAACGCAAAGGCCATCGTTTCTTTGGGTGCAGAAATTGCCGGGGTCTTTCTCATAGCAAAAGAGGCCGGGGTCGATTTTGGAACCACGTTGGTAGTCTCAATCAACGGTGTCGCCCTCGCGGTTGATGGTATCCAGGAATCTTTTCTTCTGCTCAAGCTCGGGTTTTTAAGTATTATTGATGAAATTCTCGATGGGATGAAGGTACTGGATGATTTTGTTCCATTCAATCTGTTCGGAGACGGGTTGGATGATGCGAGTGCAGCTGTCAAAGATTGGATTAATGATGTTGAAAACAGCCTCGACGAAAACAAAAGCCAAATAGAAAAAGAGATTGCCGCGATAGATGCGGCATTCGCAGAAATACCAGATGAAAAAGATGTCAATATTTCCACCAATGCCGATGGTGTAAAAAAAGACGTTGACGAAATAAAGGCAGCTGTTGATTCCGTGCCAGACGAAAAGACGACTGAAGTTGACATGGACACTATCCCGGCCATTGATAAGATGGAAGAGCTAAGCACTAAAACAGCAGAAATTTCAGACTCAACTAAATGGTCTGCCGAGCTTGACACGGCAAGTGTTGAAACGAAGGCTGCACTCGTTGCAAAGGCCATTGACTGGAAGGGAAAAATTGACTTGCAGAACGCGGAAGCCTCGATGCAGCAATTCCTTTCATTGGTTGGATCTGTCACAACGGGCATCCAGTCCACGGGCGACGTGTTGCAGAGCATCCTCGGCCTGTCTGGTGATAATATGGAAGACCTTGGCTTTAACTCGATCGATATCGACAACATGATTGACCGGGAATACCTGCTTAGACAACAGGAATTTGAAATGCAGAAGGCACTTATTACCGCACAACTTCAATTGATGGCGCAGAAACAGGCGGCTATAGCAAATGGCGGCGGACTGATTAAAATCGAAGCTGACGGCCTGGAGCCAGAGCTGGAGGCATTCATGTTCAAGGTTATCGAAAAGGTGCAGGTCCGCGTCAACGAAGAATCAAGCGAATTGCTCCTAGGGATGTAATTATGGGCAAAGCGACAATTGGCACATACAATAGCGACAGTAAAAAATACACGGTGACATATAATTACAATCGTGAAGCGGGTGAGGCTATTGCAACTGCCTGCATATACAAAGCAGCCAGCCTGCTCACGTCGCAAATCCCATCGGCAGAAGCAGCGTCTGCGTCTGCGTTGGCCACTGTAAATTTCGCGAAAGCCTTATTTTTTGAACAAATCTCAAGTGGTGATCTCGATCAGTTGGAAGCTACCATGGCCGCATGGAATGCAGCACTTGATGAGTACAAAGTCGTAAAGATAACGGAGAACGATTTAAAGGCAGAATACATTTCATTAACCAAACGGGCCGAAACGATCACTAAAAATTTGCCAGAAGATGAAGAGCTGGAGGTCTACTGCGCAGATGCCACGACGACCCTATTGGGTTCGGTGGGTACGATAGAGGTACCTAACTCTATTAAGCCGGTTGCACTCCGCCCGGGTTACTATGATTCAGCAATCCATGAAAATGATCGTGATGGAATAGCAACCCCGGTTATTTGCATGACCCCTTCTCAGGCGTATTATAACTATGCAATACTCCCGGGGTGGGAGCGGTGGAATCCACAATATCGGCTTGGCAATATAACTGCCATAGAGTCCGGTTCATGCTCCGTTGATCTGGATGGATGCACCAGCCAGGCAAGGGGTTTAAACGTAAACCCTGGCACAAGCCTGCTCACAGGGGTTGGGTTTCGTTATATGGGCGACGATACAGGTAGTGCATTTGCCGTTGATGATCATGTTGTTGTGGAATTTGTTGATAGGGACTGGACGCAGGGGCGTGTGATCGGGTTTGCACAAGAGGCTCGTGGCATTATTTTCTTAGAACCTTTTACGGGATCTAATTTCCAGGCAAGATATGATTGGATTGTTGATACTTCAGTATCACTCGGAACTGGGATTGTTACACTTTCCGGAAGTTACTTGGAAGTCGAGAGAATATCAGGCCGCTATTTCGGATCTGATATTGGCGTTTATTATGACGTAAGATACAGGATAACTGATCAAACAGAATTGTCTTGCGACTTTTACCCAATTTTTCATGATGTTCGTAGTCAGTGGGGAGATCGGAAAAGTGAACACCCGGCTCAAGTTTATGTTAGTCTTGAAGATGCAAGCGGTAATAGCCCAGATGGTTACGCGTCCATAATGATTGCTGGAAATTATGGAATCTCGGCATACGAAGGAAAGTGCGGTTTTTCTGATAATACTTATGGTGTACTCGTTCCGGTTTCTCAAAATAGCTGGGAGGGTATATCTGTAAAAATTAAAGATGCAATTCCAAATGCGGTGTATATTACGAGAATTTATGCTGGCGGATCTGGGTGGGATTTCAAAGGACGGATTAAGAACTTGCAAATAACAAACCTTATCCAGGAATCAACATGATATCAATAACAACCATTGATTTCGATATAGATGGGCAAGTGCTCATTGACGAGGACGCCGATTCTTCTCTGCTCGACAACACCCGCAGGCTGACCCGTCGTGCAACCCTGGATGGCGGCTGTTCTATCGTTGACCAGGGATTTTCTGATGGTGACCGCACCTTGTCCGTGGTCCGTGATGGCATAGACGAGGACGTGTTCAATACGCTCTGGACCATATTTAAAGTATATTCACTGGTTCACGTCTCCATCTCCGACGGATATTACACAGCAGCAATAGAGAGCCTGAAAATAGATAAGGGCAAAATGACAGCATCTATTTTAATCAAAGAAAAGATATCCTAAGGGAGCATCTATGGCATCACTAGGGATTACAGCGTTTTACGTTTCAGGAACGGAATTTACAATTCCTGCCGACATGACAGCAGAATTTTGTGTATACCGAAGAGTTAAGGCAAATTGCGGGGACGATGGATATGCGTACGGATGCGTCAGCACCAGCACATACAGCTCGGACACAGGGAAAACAACGGTAACGCTGTCTGATTCCGTGCTGACGGCAAATCTTTCAACTGTATGGTTCGGGGTGGTGGCCGGTGGTGACTCAGGGGCATTGCCCGACGATTACATCCTCTCACTATTTTCTCCCGACGTTGTTGGGATTGACGGGGACGGCAACGACAGAGGGGCCAACGCTATATGCCTGCAGACGGGGCGCACAGATGTTGCCAATGTGGCAAGCGGTGAAAAGTCCATTGCTATTGGGTACGATAGCAAAGCAGACGGGGAAAATTCAGTTGCAGTAGGATATAAAGCCGCTGCAGGATATTGGGGCGCGCCTGGTTGTGTTTCAGTTGGTAATGAATCTCTTTCTGGCCAGTACGGTGTTGCGGTTGGACGCAAGACCAGTGCTAGATATTTCGGATGTGTTGCCATTGGTAACGAGGCCTTTGCTGAAGAAGAACAAAGCATCGCAATTGGAGATGGTTCAACAGCCAAAGTCCGATGCATTGCAATAGGTTCTCAGGATACGACGGCCTCGACATATTCTTCGGTTGCAATTGGGCGTGGGGCAGAGTCTCCCGGTAGCGGTGCGGTTGCTATTGGGACGAAGTGTATATCCACTGGGCCACATGCATTGGCAGTTGGTTATAAAAGCACAAGCGCTGACACCTCGGTTGCCATTGGAGAAACAGCAACAGCTCTTGCTCATGGAGATGTTACTATCGGTTCTAACTCCTCAACCAGTTCTAATTTCTCAACGGCAGTAGGTTATAAAGCCATTGTTACCGGAGCGTATGCAGGATCGTTTGGGCCATGGGCAAAACATGCAATACCAAATTCAATGTGTATTTCAGGCGGAATACTTACAAAAAAGACCTCGAATGCCGGTCCTGTGGGTGATGAGTTTTTGAATTACACCGCCGCTGAAATTACCTTCATGTCCGAAGTCGTTGACTTGACCACCATCACGCTCACAACAATTGCCTTACCCACAGGTGGGACATTTTATCCCAACGAGGTTGGCGTGATCGTTGTTGCCGCTGATACGGTTACCGCCCAGCCAACAATGCAATTTGGAACAGACTCTTCAAACCTCGAAACCCTGCTTGCGGCTACGGCTACAACAGGGCTTAGTGCTGCAAAAGATCGAGAACGCTTTGAAACCCTGCTAATCGACAGTGGTGTTGCCACCTCCGTGACTGCAAAAAACAGCGTTGCGGCCACGGCCACTACACTAACTGGGCGTATTTATTGGGAAGGAATGTGGGTGGAGGATGAATAAAGTGAAAGTAGTTTTCCTGGGCGGTTTGCCAAGATCAGGATCAACCTTGCTGTCAAATGTCCTGGCCCAGAATCCACGGTTTGAAGTAACGCCAACTTCTCCCCTGTGTGAGTATGTTGACGCAATGTGCAGGACGTTTTCAGCATCCGAGCAACGCAAGGCATATCTTAATCAGGATCACGCGGCCAAGATGTTTCGGGGATCAGTACGGGGTGCAATAGGTGGATATTTTAGCGCACCCGTTGGCATTGACAAGAGCCGTGGCTGGACCGGAAAGGCCGATCTGCTGACAAAGGTTTATGGAACAGATTTGAAAATTATCGTCCCAATTCGCGACTTGCGGGGTTGTGTAGTTAGCGAGGAAAACAAATACCGGAAGAATCCGGAGTTCGGATGGGATACGAACATGTCGGATATTGAATCCCGCACAAAGCATTTTTTGAACTCCCCTCCTCTAGGACCTGCTGCGGTGCAGATAAAAGAGGGGCTGCGGACTCACCAGGCAGAAAGCTGGCTTTTTGTCCGTATGGAAGATTTCTGCCGAAACCCGGAAGACCAACTAGATAGAATCTATGGATACATTGAAGAAGATAATTTTATCCATGATCTCGAAAATATCAACACTGAGCCAATGGAGCACGATGGTGTTCATGCTCCCATCGGTGACCACACCTTGACGGCGTCAAAAATAAAGCCGGTGCATGAAAATTGGGATGCGGTCCTGGGGCACGATCTAGCGCAGAGCATCGTATCCGGGAACGAATGGTTTTATAGGGCATTCTATCCAGAGAGGCTTTAATCATGCAATGGTTAACATCGGAAGAACAATGGCAGACGTCCGAAATGCAGTGGGCCACGGATGAAACCGCATGGGACGGAGGGGGCGGGATTGTATGGCCTACAACATCGAATATCCAGAGGATTTACACATTGACCCTTACGGGAGACGAAGACGACCTGGACGATATCACAATACCTATTACATCTTGCCAAATGCGCAGGCGTGACGGCGACCCGTCATACATGTCGGTCGTGGTCCCTGATTACGATGAGTATCTGGCAGACATTTCAGCCCGGAGCAATGGCCATCTTGTTTTTTCCGGGGGTTATAAATTATCAGATGGGACCAGTGAGGTAGTCGAAATCGCAAGGGTTGACCTTGAAGACATCACACCCAATGCTGGTGCAAGATCGCGGGCCATAACGCTCATGGGCCACCAGTCGGCATATACGCTGGTAACAGAGGAACGTGTCATCACCGGTGCTGGCACGAGGTCAGTTTATGACGGCGTTCTGTCGTTCCGTACCGACGTGGATCTTGATTTAAATCCCGGGGACACGGCCATCGTGGACGGCGAGAGTTTTACGGTCGGGTATATTAGCTACACGATCGGGACCAGCACAGAATACATGGATATAACCGAATCATCTTAATCTTATCAGGAGATATCATGCCAACTTACACAAACGCAATGAGTGCGGCAACGTATGTAGAATCAACCACAGGTACACAGCTTGTGCAGCCGGGGGCATCCGTTGAGACGTACAAGATCCTTGGGGATGGATGGACCAAAACTGCGTCCACGCCGTATTATAATCCCGTAGTCGCATTGACTACAGTGACGGCATCGGCTGCGGGGACTGAGAGCGTGGCTATCGACGATGATTGCACGCAGATTGTTATCACCAATATTTCCGGTGGAGGCGTCACCCCGTATATCGATTCCGCCAGCAATACCCCTGCGCTGCACACCGAGTTGACGGAGTGGGATATATTAACGGTTGATCGAGATAGCAATATCTCGGCTCTAGCGTTGGTGTTTGCGGCGGCGGGATCGTGTGTTGTTAAACAAATTAGTGAATAACAGGAGATATTATGAGTGTGGTATTTGCGCACGACGTGAAAACGTCCCAGGTGTTGGATGTAGGTGATGAATCATCCATCGTGTCATATGATCGTACGTATGCACCCGAGGGCGTGATCATCCGGCCAGGCGATAACCCGGGAGCGTGTATGGGAATCTGTCCGTCAGAAGATCTCCATGCGGGGTTCACGCCCCTTGCAGGATATGACAACCCGAGCAATGACAACTGGGGGAATTATCAGTTCAGCGACGGCTCGGTGATGTGTTTTACCCCAAAATTTTTTTACCGCATCAATCACGCGGACAACGCATCTCATGCCGACTATGCACCGAATGATATTGACATCGTGGGCACGGAGACATTTTCTTCCCGCGCCGAAGCAATGCTCTCCGGTTATGCCATGCACCGGGCGTTTGTTGACGGAGGAGTTGAGCAGGCCGGATTCTTTTTTGACAAATATAAATGCTCAAAAAACCCGCTCGGGACCGGCTACGTAGCCAGCTCTATCAAAAACGGCCTGCCAATATCTACATATAGTGCCCATAATCCCATTGCGGGCCTGACCGCATGTGCCGGGAATTATTACTATGAATGCGTTACAGCCGCGCACGCCCGCGACGGCGAGAATGGTGCAGTAAATGCTGACTCGCAGTTTTTTGCAGCATTGCAATTTCAGGGATCTGCACTGGCCATGTTGTCGCTGGCACACGGACAAGCGTGCAGCGGGACAACACATTGTGCGTGGTATGGATCGAGTAATAATTTTCCGAAAGGATGCAATGATAATGCGCTGGGCGATTATAACGATTCGGCTGTGGAATATACAACCGATGGGTATTCCAACTGTGGCAAAACTGGATCTGGTGATCCATTTAACAAAACCACCCATAACGGGCAGGCGTGCGGCATCGCGGATCTGAACGGGTTGATGTATGAGATACGGCTCGGGCTGACACGGCCCGGGCTCAGCGCCAGCGATACTACGCAGCAGGACGACTCCAGCGCATTTTATGTGCTCAAGGAGTCCGTGGAGGTCCGGGCACTGACGGCTGGCTGGAACGGCACGGATGATGCCTGGGGTGATG